TCAAAGCCGCCGCGCCCCCAGGCTGACCGCCCTCGCCAGGGCCTGGGCCAGCTGGGCGTCGGAACGGGTCAGGCCCGCCGTGTCGCCGCCCTGGACGTTGACGACGACATTGACCCCGCTGCCGCCCAGGGGCTCGACCGCCCCGGCCCCGGCGGGACGGAACAGTTCGGGGCCGCGCTCGCCGACCAGGTAGGCGCCGCCGGCCGCGACCGGCCCGCCGTCGGCCCTCGCCCCCGAAAAGGCCGAGCCGATCGCGCCGGCCAGGGCCTTGGCCAGGCCGCCGCCGCCCGAACCGCCCCCCAGGCCGGTCGACACCGCGTCCAGCACCGCCCGCGCCAGTTCGGCCAGGCTGACCTTGCCGTCGGCGGCCGCGTGGGCCAGCGACTTGGCCAGGCCCATCCCGGCCTTGGCGAAGGCCTCGTCGATGGCGCGGGCGGCCTGCTCGGCCGGGGCGCGCAGGGCCGACAGGGCGGCCGCCGCCTCGGTCGCGCGGGCGGGGACGGCGTCCAGGCCATCCCCGGACCTATCAAGGGAGTCGAAGTCGCTCATGGGGTCACCTCGTCGGGAAAGCGGGCGATCAGGGCGTCCAGCGCCGCGCGGTCCAGGACCGGGCCGGCCGGCGTCTCGGCCAGGGCCCGCCACTCGGCCAGGGACAGCCGCCAGAAGGCCTCGGGCGCGAGGGCCAGCCGCAGGGCGGCCAGACGCAGGGCCGCGCGCCAGTGGGGTTTCATGCGCAGGCGACCAAGGCGGCGGCCACCGCCGCGACGGCCTCCGGGATCGACACCGGCGCGGCGTCCAGCACCGCCGGATCCTCGCCGCCGCCTTCCAGCAGGGCGGCCAGCACGGCCAGCAGCTCGCGCGCCGACAGCCGGCCGAACCGCTCGGGCAAGGCGCTCCAGTCGTCCAGGCCGAGGATCGCCTCGATCCGGGCCAGGGCGCCCAGCGTCAGGCACAGGCGGCGGTAGGATCCGGCCAGCGGGACGACGACCTCGCCGCGGGCGGGGTTGGGGGTAACAGGCATGGGTGTCTTTCGGGTTGCGCGCTTGCCCCCTACGGGTCGCTTCGCGACCGTCTTCCCCCACAGGGGGAAGAGCCGCGCGGGCAAGACTCCGCCCCCTATGGGGGCGGACAGGCGACGCAGTCGCCAGGTGGGGGCAAGTGGCGATCCTAGATCGCCGTGAACGTCACCGGTCCGGCCGAGGCCAGGGACAGGGCGAAGGCGGCCTCGCCGTCGTGGTCGCCGGCATATTCCAGGGCCGCCACCAGGAACGGCCCCTCCAGCTGCACGAAGTCGGGGATCACCAGGCGCCACACCCGGGCGGTCTGGGCGAAGAAGCTGTCGCGCACCGCCGCGTCCGAGGCGGCGTCGCGGAACACGCCGCCGCCCGAGACCGCGACCGAGCGCACGCCCGACCCGGCCAGCAGCTCGCGCCAGCGGCCGGCGCTGTCGCCGTCGGTGGCGTCGATCGTCTGGGCGTTGAGGCTGATCGCGCGGGCCCGCAGGCCGGCCACGGTGGTGAAAGTCGGCGTCGGCGCGCCGTCGCTGATCTTCAGCAGGATGTCTTTGCCGGCTTGGGCGGCCATGGGTGGATCTCCGGTTTTGTGGGATTGCGGCGAACACTTGCCCCCTACGGACCGCTTCGCGGTCGTCTTCCCCCAGAGGGGGAAGAGCGCTCCGCCCCCTTGGGGGCGGACAGGCGGCGAAGCCGCCAGGTGGGGGCAAGTGCGAACTCAAGCGCTCTCCGTCACCGCCCGCACCCGCAGCACGCCCAGCGACAGCTCGCGGTCGGCGGCGCGGAAGACGTCGGCATAGGTGACGCGCAGGGTGACCAGGCGTCGGCCGGCGACAGCCAGAGGGGCGTTGTGCACGGCCGCGCGGACCGCCGAGGTGACGGCGCGCGCCTCCTCCGGCCCGCCGAACTTGCTGGCGCAGGTCAGGGTCAGCAGGTGCTCCAGCGCGTCCGCGTCGGGTCCGAACGGCCGGCTCTCCTGGCGGCCCAGGCTGACGCACGGATAGACCGGGTGGCGCGGCGGGTCGGCGTGGACCCGGGCGGCGACCAGGGCGGCGACGGCGGGCGCGGCCTTCAGGGCCTCGACCAGGGCGGCGGCGATCGCCGCGTCGGAGCCCGCGCTCACAGCCGGGCCTCCCGGTACGGCGCCAGCCAGGCCTCGACCAGGCTGGGCGGCGGTTCGGAATCGTCACGGTGCTCGTAGGCGTGGGCGGCCAGGCGCAGCACGGCCAGGCGCAGCGGCGCGGGGCTGGCGGGCGTCAGGGCCAAGCCGGTGGCGCGGCCGACCCGCGCCTCGGCGGCGTCGACCAGCAGGCCGACCAGGGCGTCCTCGGCGGCGTCGGCCACGCGCAGGAAGCCCTTGGCCTCGGCCAGGGTGATTGAGAGGGGCATGTGGGGGTTCCTGGAAGGAAGGGACTCCCCCCTCCGGTCCTTCGGACCACCTCCCCCACAGGGGGAGGAGCGACCACGAGATCCTTCCCCTGTGGGGGAGGTGTCGGCGCAGCCGACGGAGGGGGAGTGTTAGGGCGTCAGACGACGACGCTTACGAAACCGCGAACTTCAGCAGCTTGATCGCGTCGAAGTTCTGCACCCCGCCGCCGACCCGCTTGGTGGTGTAGAACAGCACGTGGGGCTTGGCCGAATAGGGGTCGCGCAGGACCCGCACCCCGGCCCGGTCGACGATCAGGTAGCCTTTCTCGAAATCGCCGAAGGCGATGGCGAGTGCGTTCGAAGCCACGTCGGGCATGGCCTCGATCTCGGTCACCGGATAGCCCAGCAGGCTGGCCGACTGGCCCGGCTGCAGGGCCGCGTTCCAGATGTAGTTGCCCTGGGCGTCCTTGAACTTGCGCACGGCGCTGACCGTGCGGCGGTTCATCACGAAGCGGCCGTTCTGGCGGTACTGGGTCTTGGCCGCGTAGACCAGGTCGATCAGCTTGTCGGTCGGGTTGGACGCCGGCCAGGCGCCGGCCACGCCGGTGGCCAGGTAGCCGACCTGGCCCCAGGTCGCCGAGGCGTCGGCCGCGGCCGTGTAGGCCAGCAGGCCCTTGGGCTTGTTGATCCCGTCGCCGCTGACGAAGGCGCTGGTCTCCTGGGCGGCGAAGGCGTCCTGCACTTCTTCCGCCAGCCACTCGTCGATGTCGACATAGGCGTCGTCGAGCAGCGCCTGGGTGGCGGCGGGGCTGGCGTAGAGCTCGCCGGCCGGGAAGTCGATCACGTCCAGGGTCGGGGCGGCGGTCTCGGGCCGGACGGCGGTCTCGGCCACCCAGCTGGCGGCCAGGCCGGCGGTCGACACCGGCTTGCGGAACGTGCCGGCCCCGATGGTGCGCACCTGGCAGATGTCGCGCATCGGCGAGGCGGCCTGCAGGCGCCGCAGGATCTGCCGCTCCAGCTCGGCCGGGGCGACATAGCCGCCGGCCGTGGCCACGCCTTCGGACAGGCCCTTGGCTTCCAGCAGCAAGGCCGGCGTCTCGCCGGTCTTGATGTAGCGGTCGAAGGCCGCCTTGCGCTCGTCGACACGCGCCAGCGGCGCGTCACCGCCAATCGAAGGCCTGCGCGCGTCGGCCAGCACGCGGTCCAGCCGCGCCTGGGCCTGGGAGACGGCGTCGTCGATGCGGGCGACCTTCTCCTCCAGCAGCACGTCGGCGCGCTTGGTCTCCAGCGCCGCCAGTCGCTGGTCGTTGGCGGCCTTGAAGCCCTCGAACGCCGCCAGCACCTCGTGCAAGGCGGCGCGGGCCTCCGGCGAGGCCGCGGCCTGTTTGGTTTCCTTCATGGGGATCTCCGAAAAACCCTTCCCAAAATGCGAAGGGATGGCATGTGGCCGGTGGCAAATCGCAACGTTGCAGCGCACATCGGCCGAATGACGATTTGTGGCAATTTTGCCACAAATGTAACGATTACCGTTTCTTAATTCATCGAAATTGCAACGCGCAATCGAAAGAGTTAATGTGGTGTAGGGAGGGGCCTATGCCGCTGCGGATAACCGGACCGAACTCGGAAATGAGCGTTCGTCAGAAGGCCAAGCAGGACTTGAGCGCCCTGCGAGCACGCCTGGCCGAAACGGAGAGAGCCCTTATTCAACTTCGCTCTGAAGAAAGGGAGCTTTTGGTTTTTCTCAAACGTTTGAGTCGATACGAGCCAGAAGACTCTAACGATGTAGATGAAAATAAATCTACAGGATCAACAGCTGGGAGTTTCGTATTTAAAAATCCCGCGAATTTCTCACTTCACGCTCAAAGAGCTGCTATTAGCTCCCCAACACCAAGCGTTCCAAAGGATAGAAGCAGGCGGGGAATTGTAAATAAAGAAGCTTTTGATTATCTTGATTTTGTTGGAGGACACGCATCCACAGCAGAGCTTCTCAACCACATAAGATCCAATAAGAAAGCTTTCAGCTTTTTGGGGACTAACCCACTCGGGACGCTTTCATCATACCTTTCCAGGGACCCTCGCTTTTCCTTCGAAAAATCAGAAGGGGGATGGAGGCTCATTCCGTTCGACGATGAGAATCATACTGACCAAGGCAGCCTTGATGCTCAAGGAGAACCAGAGGAAGGAGGTGAATTGTGACAACGCGCTGTTAACTCCCGACGTATCGACCGGCGTCACCGAGAAATATCAATCGGTAAAGGGAGTAATTTGGAAGCCCCACCCCTCCTACAGGGCGAGGCTTCCAGGTCGGCAACGCGCATTGGATGTGCGCTCACCTTATCACCACACACAGAGTGCCATTCGATGCGGATCTTCTCAACCCCACACTGGGAGAGAGCGCATGGAATACGTCCACGTTCGCACCTACCGCCGCCGGCGGTTCGGTCGTGTCGAGACGGTTCGCCAGCATGTTCGTCGCTGGCCCCGCTAGTTAGAAACTGAAAGGCAAAAGGCTTTTGATCCTTGGTCAAAAGTCTCTTGCCGCCCAGCGTCTCCCGTCTGTCAACGGGCGGGAGACATATTCTTGAAACGCTAAGTAAATGGTCGAAGCCGCGCGCCCGGCAGCATCGGGAAGGTGACGATCGACACCTCCCACAGCTCCACCTGGGTCAGCACGCGCAGCCGCCCTGTCTCGTCCGGCCGGGCCTTCACGGCGCGGAAGCCGATGGACAAGCCGTCCAGGGCGCCGGCCTCGACCAGGGCGGCGACCAGCCTTCCCCGCGGCGTCGCGCGCAGGATCCGCCCACGGACGTAGAGACCCGTGGCGTCTTCCTCGATCTCGTCCCAGACGCCGACGGGCTCGGCGTCGTCGTGCTGGTGCAGCATCTTGACGCCGGCCGGTCCGGTGCGGGCCAGGCTGGCGGCGAAGGCGCCCGAGGCGGCGACGTCGTCGTTGAGGTCGCGGGTCCAGAACAGGGAGGCGTGGCCTTCGATGTGGAGGTCCTGGGACAAGTGGTTTAGCCTCCGATGAACGAGGATGAAGGTGTGTCCATGTCGAGATCGCGCGCCGCCCCGGCGGTGTTGGCTTGCCTGCTCGCGATGAGCCCAGCCCGCGCCGCGGTCACGATCGACGATGTGTGGATCCAGGCGCCCGACGCGCCGGGCGGCCCGGCGATCGAGATCCGCTGGACGAAGACGGACCCCAAGTCGGTGATGTTTCGCGTCGCATGCCGCGCGCGGGGCCAGCTGGACCTGGAATACTTCTATCTAGAACACTTGGAGCCCGAAGATTTCGCCGCGCTTTCGGGCCCCTTGACTCTCATGCTGGACGGCGCGGCCCATGAGCTGCCGACCCGCGTCCTGGGCGTTCAGGATGTCGCCGCGCGGCTCGATCTGGACGCCGCCATGGCGCGGCGTTTCGACGTCGCCCAAAGCGTGAAGGTGCGCACGCCAGGCGCTGCCTCCGAACCCTTTGAAATCAAGGGACCGGTGCTCACGACTTTCGTGCGGAACTGCGCGCGCGTTTAGTCGCCGTCCAGCTTGCTCTCGATCCGCGCCAGGGCGGCGCGGGTGGCGTCGGCCTGGGTTTCCAGGCGGGCCAGGCGCTCGGCGACCGGGGCCTGGGCGTCGAGGCGCTGGCGCAGGTCGTCGATCCGCGCGCTGGCCCGTCCGGCCCACATCAGGGCGGCGGCGGCCTGCAGGGCCACGGCGACCAGCAGGCCGAGCGAGACCTGGCGGTCGAGCCGCCAGCGGTTGGGTGTGGTCATGGGTGTCTCCTGAGAAGTATCGGCGCACCTAGACCCTCCCCCTGTGGGGGAGGCGGCCGAAGGCCGGTGGGGGGAGTGATCGGGTCGTCAATTCGGGGCTGGGCGTCGTCCGGCCACTCCCCCCACCGTCGGCTGCGCCGACACCTCCCCCACAGGGGGAGGATTTAGCCCTCCAGCCCCGCCAACCGCCGCCGCTCCGCGTCGGTCAGGAAGCTCGCGCCCTCCAGCCGCGCCCACAGGGCGTCGCGTTCGGCCGACAGGGCCGGCACGGCGTCCAGGTCGCAGGCGATCCGCGCGCCGGGGAATTTCGGCGCCAGCCACACCGACAGGGCCCGCGCCGCCCGCTCGGCCAGCGGGACCACGGTGTGGCGCCAGAACGCGCCGTTGGCCTCGCGATAGTTGGCGTAGGTCGCGTCGCCGGGCACGCCCAGCAGCTGGGGCGGGACGCCGAAGGCCAGGGCGATCTCGCGGGCCGCGGCGTGCTTGCCGGCGATGAAGTCCATGTCGGCGGGGCTCAGCGACATCGGCCGCCAGTCCAGCCCGCCCTCCAGCAGCAGCGGCCGGCCGGCGTTGGCGGTCCCGGCGTGGGCATCGCCGAGCTCGGCCTTCAGCCGGTCGAACTGCTCGGCCGAGAGCCGGTCGCCGGCCTCGCGGTTGGCGTACACCAGGGCCCCGGATGGTCGAGCCGAATTGTCGAGCAGGGCCTTGTTCCAGGCCCCCGAGGCGTTGTGCACGTCGATGGCGAAGGCCGCGGCCTCAAGCGGCGAGAAGCCGTAGTGGTCGTCGGTGGGGTTGAACAGCTTCAGGTGCAGCACCGGCAGCCAGCCGGCGGCGTCGCGGCCGATCCGCGCCGTGCGGCCGGCGGCCTGGTAGTCGTAGGCCAGCGGCCAGCCGCGCGGACCAGGGACCACGGTCATCCGGTCGGGCCGCAGGGCGTAGAGTTCCGTGGGGACCTCGTCGTTTCCCGAGGCTTCCAGGTAGCCGTTGCCCGCCACCTGCAGGTGGCCGAAGAACGCCTCCATCAGGTCGGCCCCGCCCTGTTCGGGGTTGGGACCCCGCAGCAGCTTGCGCAGCGGATGATCGTCGGCCCGCTGGCCGCCGACGAACACCGACAGCGGCACGGCGGCGGCGGCCTCGGCGATCATCCGCACGCAGCGATAGGCGATCGGGTTCTTGCCGAAGCCCTCCGACGCCAGGGCGCCATAGTCCCGCGGCGTCCACCGCGGCCGCCCGGCCGTGGTCAAGGCGATCAGGCGCGCGGCCCGGGAGTCCTTGGCCTCCGGCGCCTTTTTCGGGGTTGGGCGACGGGGTTTGAACAGGGGCATGGAGCGCCTCGCGAAGGTTGAGAACATAAACTGAACATGTTAGGATGGAGTCCGTCAGGTCAACAGACCCTCCCCCTGTGGGGGAGGCGATCGCGAAGCGATCGGTGGGGGAGTGGAACGGCATGCGAGAACCGAAGGCCTTCATCGCCAGGGCCCGCGAACTGAGGAAGGACATGTCCCTTCCGGAGAAGATCCTGTGGGCGGCCCTGCGGGGCTCGCAACTGGACGGCCTGCGCTTCCGTCGACAGCACCCGTTGGGGCCCTATGTCTTCGACTTTTTCTGCGCTTCGGCCCGCCTCGCCGTCGAGGTCGACGGCTCCGCCCACGAGATGGGGAACCAGCCCGAGCGCGACGCCGTGCGGGACGCCTGGATGGCCGATCGCGGCGTTCGCACCCTGCGCATACCGGCCCAATGGGTGCTGGAGGACGTGGACGTCGCGGTCGCCGCCATACGGTCCGATCTGGCCGAACACGCCCCCCACCGGCCCTTCGGGCCACCTCCCCCACGGGGGGAGGGTCTGATCTTCCTCGATCCTCCCCCTGTGGGGGAGGTGTCGGCGAAGCCGACGGTGGGGGGAGTGTCTTGACGCTTCACAACACGCTCAACCGCGGCCGCCGGCCCACGCCCAGCATCAGCTCGCTGACCGCCCAGACCAGGGCGTCGGCGCGGTCCGGGCTGTGGTCCAGATCCCCGGAGCCCAGCGCCATCAGTTCCTCCTCCAGGGCCGGGAAGGCCCCGCAGTGGACGACGCGGCCCTGCTCGTACAGGGCAGCCACCGGCTCGGCCCGGGCGCGTTTGCCGACCGAGGCCTTGACCAGCTTCACCGCGCACGGCGGCGCCGCCTGGGCCAGGACCGAGCGGACCATGTCGCCGCCCTGGTTGGCCTCGGCCACCAGGGCGTCGGCCGACCAGCGCACGGCCGCCTCGACCGCGCGCCGGGCCCAGCCGTTGGGCGAGAGGCCCCGCGCGGTGCGATCCTCGAGCACATAGGCTCTACCGTCAGAACGCCCGCAGACCACGATGCCGCAGGCGTCTCCGCCCGCCGTGGCCGGCGGGTCGACGGCCACCACCACCCGCTCGAAGCGGGCCGGCGGCGCGCCCCGGCAGCGGGCCAGGTCCTCGGCCCGGAACAGTCCGCCCTCGCCCTCGACGATCAGCCCGTCCAGCTCCTGGGCGGCCAGGCGGGTGCCGCCGTACAGGCCCTGCAGGGTCGACAGGAAGGCCGGCGCCAGGTGGTCGGCGTTGGCGCTGGTCGGGGCCCGGGTCTGGGCCGCGCCCGGCTCGGCGATCAGGTTGCGCAGGGCGCGGATCGGCCGCGGCGTGGTGGTGACCACCAGGCGCGGATCGGTCCCCAGGCGCAGGCCGAAGCGCAGCATGGCCAGGGTCTCGGCCGGCCGGGGCCAGGCGCAGAACTCGTCGGCCCAGGCGGCGTGGAACTGCGGCCCGCGCAGGCTGTCGGGGTCCTCGGCCGAAAAAACCTGGGCGACGGCGCCGTTGCCGAACTCCAGCCGCCGGCGGCTGGCCTGCCATTTCGGGCGCTCGCCGGCCGGGTAGAGGCTCTTGATCCCGGACGGTCCCTCGATCATCACCTCGCGCACGTCGTGGAAGGTGGGCCCGACCAGGGCCAGGGACCCGCCGAGGGCCGCCTGCTCCTTGATCCAGGACGCGCCCGCGAACGTCTTGCCCGCGCCGCGTCCGCCCAGAAACAGCCAGGTGGTCCAGGGATCAGCCGGGGGACGCTGGTGCGCCGCTCTCGGCTTCCACGCCGCCCGGCAGCGCTCGATCCGCTGGAGCGCCGCTGCGCCCAGCCACCTGCTTAGATTCTCGGGCGGCTCGAGCAGCATCCAATCGGCGTCGGATATCGGCGTGAATTTCCGCCATCCGTTCGGGGGTGCGACCAGTGTCGTCAT